CTTATTGTGTAACCTACTTTTGCACCTAAAACAGCAGCGTTCGCAGCAAAGATTGCTTCAGTTGGTTTTTTCTCTACAACTTCTACAGAGTTACCTGGCATTGTAAAAGTTCCAATTGTTGTAGATCCTCCAACCTCATCAATGACAGTGACTAATCTTGCAGTGCCACCATTATTAACTAGACGAACTGCTGTAGCACTACCAAAGGTGGATGCACCTGCAGCATCTGTGCCACACGCTGCTTCAGTACCTTTAATTAATGTGATCATTATTCTAAACTTTTATTGACTATTTATGCTGTTTTTATATTCTTATCAGATTTCTTCTTAACTAATGGTATCTTTGTTTCCCTTTTAAATTCACTTTTTTCAAATTCAATATCTTCCTTAGATTTAAGTCTATTATACAAACCCTCATATTTGCCATAATATTTACTAAAATCTGCCTTTGGTGTCCATTGCTCTGTAAACTGTTTAAATGTTTTCATTACACTTTTGGTTTTGGTATTGGCACTAATTTTGTTGTCTTTTTTCTACTACCATCAAATCTGGTTGTGGTTCTGTAACCCTTATCTCTAATGTCTATAATAACATTTTCAGCTTCTTTTAAAAATTCTTTAAAACTTTTCATCAGCAGTTCCACCTTCTAAGTGCCTTATTAATTCTTGAATCTGGATCTCTTCTTGTTTTTGCAGAAGTAAGTTTCTTCTTCATACCTTTCATTCTTCTACAGAATGATAATCTTCTCTTCGCAGATTTAGATCCTTTCTTTAACTTCTTAGGATCTTTTGTGACTGCAGTTTGTAATTTAGAACCAGGATTTTCACGACGATATGCCTTAACTGCCTTTTTACTTAAACCATCAGTTTTATCTTTACGATTTACCTTTTGCCAATCTTCATCTAAATCTTCTCTCCAATTTGAAGGAGTTGGTTTAAGTGGTTCTGGTTTAATAATGTCAATAGCCTCAACTTCAGTAAATTTGATATCATCTTTATTCCAATCTTGAATTAACAATTCACTCTCAATCGCAGTCTCCTCAGTGTTAAGTGCTAATTTAATTTTTTCTGATTGTTTTTTATGTTTTTTAGCTCCATCGCTTAATTTTCCAGCTAAGTCTTTTAGAAATGGTATGTCCTTTTTATCTAATTTTTCTTCTACTTTTTCGGGTAGTTTTGCGTGTTTAGTAGATGCATATTTTTTCGCATCTTTTTTACTCATACCTTTTGCTGCCTTTTTCACTTCATCTGATGCGTTTGGCATCTCACCTTTTAAATATGAATAAACCATACCCATAAATCTTTGTTGACTTTTAGATAATGCCTTTTCATCAAGCATTTCACCCTCTAAATCAACAGAGGCAGCAAGATCTTTATAAGGAGGTTCCTTATATTTTTTCTCCTTTTTATTTTCTAGTTTTTGACCTTTGATAAAATTACCGAAGTTACCGTGAACTAATTTTTCATTTAAAGAAGAAGTTTCTTTTACTTCTTCTTCTTGGACTTTTTTACGCAGTTTGGATACCTCTTACCAAACATAGTTTTCATTCCTTTCTTTTCATAACCCTTCCAACACTTTTCATCTAAGTCTTGTCTCCAATCTGAATGAGATTTTGTTGGAACTTCTATTTCATATTCGACTTCTTCTTTCTTAGAACTGTTACCCCAGTTTGCAGCACCTACCTTACGACACTTAACTAATGCACCTGATGCATATGCACTTGGCCAAACTGAATATCTTGACTTGACTTTATGATAGCAAGCATCTTTTGTACCACTACCCTTTCCTTTCTTATCTTTAACTTCATTAAGATCTATTTCTGTCTCTTCTGTATCCTCTAAAATAATATCTCCTACTTTAATATCATTCTCTGCAAACCAACCACGATTTACTTCAACTGCATATCTTATTTCACCATCAGGATATACAGGAATTGGATTCATTGGATCTAATTCTTTGATACTTTCAATTACACCTTCTTCGTTTATAAACGCAATATCAAGAGGTATGAAAGTATTCTTCATATGGAAAGAATGTTGATCAGTGCTTTCAAATATAAAAAGCATACCACGATCTTTTTCCAAACTTTCACGGAACATTAGACCTAATCTAAATTCTCCATCGTTTTGTGGGACTTCAAGTTGAAGTGGTAATGAGATAAATTCTTCTTTCATTTTCTTTTTCTTTTTAGATTTTTTCTTGTCAGTTGAGACATAGGTAGGTTTTGCAGCACCTCTTTTGGATTGCTGATTTGGATCTGCCCTTTTCTTTCTTCTCGCTGCAGATAATCTCTCTTTCTTACTCATACTTGCTCTCTTTGCAGAAGATACACACTTTGGAGTACCTTCACCTGGTTCATCGCTTGCACAAGTTCCACCTGTAACAACGTTGACCCATCCACCTTTACCGTCCTTAGATTTAGAACCCTTGAACCATTTATGAAGTGAACCTTCTTTCACCTCTTCTTTATCAGTCATATAATCTGCTGCAGTATCAATATAGTCTGCTGCTTTTGTTATTTTAGACTGAACCCATGCTTTCACATCTCCTTCACCTTTACCAACTTCTTTTTTAATTTTTTTCGCAGCGACAATAATATTATCAGTTTGACGACGAATCATTTCATATTCGTGATCACCATGCTTTTCTTCATTCATCGCTTTGGTTTTCTTTTTCATTGAATTGATAAATTTTCTATAAACAGCTGCTTCAGCAGTTTTACCCATCACTCTCGCTCTTTGCTCCATAGCAATTGCTGCTTGAATTTTATGAGCGTG